CTTTGTGTTGGTCGTGACGACCACGAGTTTGCAACGAATGTCCATTTTACCCTTTTTATCCGCTTCCGGACTAAGGGCACTACAGTGCATATTGTTGATAAACTGAATCAAGACGAAAAGTGGATTTCCATCAGCTTTCTCTGGTTTTGTATTTCCCATATCATCAAAGCATACACAGATGTGTTGCGATCGGAAATCTGACTGGTACTTATCATTGCCATTGATTGTACATGCATACTCCTTCCCCTCAGGGAAGTTGTTAGCCCTACACACAGCGTGGGTAACAAGAGTCTTCACAGTACTTTTTCCAACTGAGGATGGACCACGAATCAAGACGGAATACGGTTTAACCCGCAAACCGCTTTCGTGCCAATGTGCTTGGAGGTCGCATGCCAACTTATCTAGGGTTACTAAACGTTGGTTATATTCTCGTACAAGCATTGGTTGATCAAAAACTTTCTTTTTCATTGCAAGCATGGCAAAAGACGTGGTTGTAAGCAACACTAAGATTGCCGACTCGTCTTTTATACCATACTTTTCATTTGCCAATTTCATCTGACCAGTCATGTTAAGATGGACAGCATCGACACAATTTCGATATTGTGTGTCTAATGCATCAGCATCTTCATCAAAAATGAGCAATGAGTAATTCTGCGTTAGAATGGCAGGAATTACTGAGTCAGCCAGCCAATCCAACGTACCAAATAAATGGTGAAATATGGATGGTTGGGCTTTGCGCATCGCTGTGACATGAATGATCTTGAAGACTTCGTCTGTCAGCGCATTCGACGCTTTTTCAGGCATCATACCTCCTAAAATGAGGAGATTCATGAGACCAGCCAAACGTTTACCGAATGCACCTTGAGTCAATGTAGACCAGTTCTGGGTAAACCAACCCTTCTCGCCATTGAGGCCAGGGGTTATAGGTTCCCATTCACAATTGATCTTTTGACCTGATGAATCTTCCGACAAAATTTGCTTGACCCACTTAAGGACCTTCTTTGTGAGGCTTTTGCCAGCTGTCCAGGTTTTGATATACTGAATGACTGGGATAAGCATGTCTGACAATGAGTTTCGAGACTGTAGATCCAAAATGAGAAGAATTAGTCCTTCCAATCGAGAGAGTAATGCATCATATACATCGTCTCCTTCTTGGAATTGGACTGTTTTCTTGATTGAATCCATAAGCCTTTTGATACTTTCGGTGGTTTCGGAGATCGTGCAAACTGTATCTTTGAGTTTGCATAGATCATCTAAAAAGCCAGTTTCGGGCTTCAAAGATTTGAGAACATCGCGATAGAGTTCTTCTGAGTTTGTTTTCCGTCTTTTGGAAGATGACGGGGAAGTAAGAGGTGGGAATAATTGCTTACGTAAATTATCTATTTTTCTAAATTTTTCATGTATTTTTCTTCTTTTTTCTATTTTTTGTGCGTCGTATGAAACGACATTTTTTCTTTTACTTGGCTCAGAGAGCTCGATTTTGTCGGGAAGTAGACCTACGCTGTCTACAATCTTTCGGTGAGTGTTATTGGACGTAGTGCCAGTTGAACACACAAACTGATTATTTAGCCTCCTTTGCGGTGAGGGGTCTGGGTCATTTAAGTTCCCAATCTCCGAAGAGCAGATTGTTTTGTGGCCTTTGCCACGGGTAGGAAGAGATGTCGCCTCTCCCATTTAATCAAACCCGATGATTTTGTCATCTGGGGTGACCCCGCTCTTATTGATCGAGGGACCTTTTAGTTTGCCTCTTGGCGCAAACCTTAATATAACTTGAAAGTGGACACACTCTGCAGGGTTACAAGTTTAATACATTTTTATCCAACTGCCTTGCGTAGGAACAGTTCTAACGGGATTGTTTAATGCCTCACCAAGAGGGTGATTTTTACAAAAATCATAAATTTGTTGTTGCCTAATTAAAGGTTCTATGTCATTTACCATATAGGTTACGGGATGAATCAGGTTGTAAATCCTAATCCTTACCGTCATTTTGTCTTTCCAGTACAGTATTTGTTGCTGGATAGTCTAAAACATAGGGGGACTTTCAACACAATAAGGTGTGTTGGG